TACAAAAAAGAAGGGGTCGGGAGGTATAAAGTTGAGGATTCAGAGTTTATAAAGATATTTCGTGGTAAGGCTAACCCGTTCATGACTGCAGAGACTCTTATTCAGACCTGCCAGCTCCACCTTCTTGTTCACGGTAACGCATACATTAAGGTAGTCAGAACACAAGGTGGCCGAGTATCAGAGTTATACCCCATCCACCCGTCGTTTATATCAATAGAGGTAAAGGATTTTGAGGTTGAGTACACTTATACCAATGGTGGAGAAACAGAGGTCCTACAGCCAGGGTCTTTGATACATATAAAAGGCCACTCTTTGGATGGTATCACCGGCCTGTCTCTGATCGACAGCTTCCAGAAGTCATTGGGGATAATGATAGCTGCCGAGACTTATGGTGTAAATGTATTTGAAAACAGCGCGTCAACAAACCTGTTTATAACTATGCCGCCTGATTTTAGCGGCGTCACTCCCGAACAACTAGATGTTATAAGAAAGAATTTCCACACGCACCAGACCGGCGCGCGTAACGCGGGTAAGGCCGCACTTTTACCCCCGGGGCTGGACATAAAACCTGTCAAGGTCACAGCAGAGGAGTTACAACTACTCCAGACAAGACAGTATCACGTGACTGAAGTATCAAGGATGTTAAACATACAGCCCCACCTGGTAGGGGATCTGAGCCGTTCAACATTCTCTAATATAGAGCACCAGTCCATTGAGTTTTTACAATATACGCTTAATCCATGGCTCGTAGCTTGGGAGCAAGCTTTAACAGCATACCTATTGCCAGAAGGATCTGAAGGGTTCTTCTTTGAATTCAACAGAGACTCCCTTCTTAGAACAGACACCAAGGCTAGGTACGAAGCCCACGCTATTGCACTGCAAAACGGAATTTTGAATATTGACGAAGTACGAGCTATTGAGTCACTCAACCCGCTCCCAGAAGATCAAGGTCAAGTACACCTGGTCCCTATGAACCTTCACACCCCAGCCCAGGCTAAAGACGAAAACAGACGGTTAGTTGACCTTGAAGAAGTCAGAAAAGCGTGTATAAAAACAACTTTGAGTAAGTGTAAAAAGGTCGTGTCCAATATCTTGGACAGAGCCAAGACCGACGAAGAGATTGTAGAAGGCGTAAGAAAATTTTTATCAACACACAAGAAATATTGTGAGCGTACGATGGAACCCTACAATAGTCTCGCCGAAAAACCCATGTCCGGGGAAGAGGTATACAAACTGGTCGAACCACATTTACAGAAGATACTCCAGGCCCCCGAGCTTAGATCAAACCTAAAGAAATTTATAGAATTATGAAAAACAAGTACGAGACAAGATCATTCACATTTAAACTAGAAGAGTCTGACGACCGTCCTTCAACGTTGGTTGGGTATGCAGCTGTATTTAACTCCGAGTCAAGGGACCTAGGAGGTTTTACTGAGGTAGTTCTACCAGGTGCGTTCACCAGATCTATTGAGAAAGGAGATGATATCAAGGCCCTATTTAATCACGATTACGCTCACGTCATCGGACGTCAGAAGAACAACACACTAAAGATGGTTGAAGACGAGGTGGGTCTTAGGGTTGAGATTACCCCTCCCAATACTACCGCCGGAAGAGATTTATTAGAGCAGGTGCGTGCTGGGTACATTGATAGTATGAGTTTTGGGTTCACCGTTAATAGCCAAGAATGGGATTTTAGTGATAATAAAAGAGTTAGAAAACTCAAGGATGTTACCCTTTTTGAGGTGAGTGTAGTTTCTGAGCCAGCATACCAGGACACATCTTTAGCCGTCCGGTCAATGGAGGAGGCTCTTAAAGAAGAGGTTGAGGCCGACGCGCCAACCCAAGACCCCAATCTGTTTAAACTTAAATTTAAATTAGCAAAGCATAAGTCCGTAGACTGATTTGCTGACAACTACTAATCATATACAATAGAATAATATGAAAAAAGAAGAAATACTGGAGAAAATGGAAGCCCTAGTAAAAGAAGGCGAAACCCGTTCTCTCACAGAAGAAGAAAACGCTCAGTTTGCGGAACTCGAGTCTAAGCTCGCGGCCGTAAAGGAGCAGGAAGCCCGCAGGGCAAAACTAGATGCTGAAAAACGCGAGCTGGAGAAGGTGAATGTGGAAGAGCGCCCACTAATCCAGGTGGGTAAAGACAGAGATGAAAATCTTATTAACTCCGAAATTCACCGCCGTGCTTTTATTAAGAGCATCATCCCAGTGCCTGGCTTCCAATTGACAGACATGGAAAAACGTGCCCTTGAAGCCGGCGTGGCCTCTGAAGGTGGTAATGTTGTTCCAACGGAGTTCATTAAGCAAATCGAGAACAGGATCTTGAATATCAACAGGTTCCGTCAACTCGGTGCCAGAGTTATGACAACCTCGAGCCTAAGCAAACTTCCAGTTGTAGTCAACAAGCCCACCGCCGCATTCGTTGCAGAAGAAGGTACATACGGCACCAGTGATCCATCCTTCGGTCAGCTGTCCTTGGATGCACACAAACTAGGTTTGATTGTACAAGCCTCTGATGAGCTGATCAGCGATAGCTTCATCGATCTAGAAAACCACATCGTTAACGAAGTGTCCGAAGCGTTCGCCGTGAAGGAAGAAGACGCCATTGTTTCAGGAGCTGGTACAACAGAGCCTCTAGGGCTTCTCAACACCACATCTGTAGCAGGAAGGGCTGTAGTAAACTACGACATTACAGGTTCTAGCACAGCTGTTACCGCTGATGACCTAATGGAAATGCTCTATGGTCAATTAAAGCCACAGATGCTATCACGTCCTGGTAATAAACTGACATGGATCATCTCTCAATCAACATATGCAGCGATCAGAAAACTAAAAGACTCAAATGGTCGTTACATACTAGAGAGCGACAGCTACGGTTTAGCAAACGGCGGATCCGTACCAAGCATCCTAGGTAAACCTGTAATTGTGTCAGACCACATGAATGACATGGCTGAAGACACAATCTCATTCTTGCTTGTTGACCTTAACTACTTAGTAATAGGCGACAGAAAGGCCTTCGAGGTTATGCCTCTTAGGGAACTGTACGCTGCTACCGGTCAAGTTGGTTGGAGATTCACAAAGCGATTTGACAGCTTGCTTGTCAACGCAGACGCTATGATTACAGGCACCAACAACGCCGTTTAATCATTAGTTTAATCGAGCCCTTGCCTTCGGGAGGAGGGCTCCCTTTAACCTAAGATTACTATTTATGGCTTACAGATACGACGACATAATAACAAAAGTAGAACCTCAAGGTGATTCCTCAGGCCTGGTTGTAAGCGTTAATGATGTTAAGAGTTTCCTACGTTTAGATGACGTTAGTTCAGAAGAAGACATTTTGATTGAGGCACTTATCAACTCAGCAACGGATATAGTATCCGGGATAACAGGTAGAACTCTGTTAACCCAAACATACAAGATATATCTAGATAAGCTACCAACAACCGATTTACTTCTGCCTGTGGCGCCTGTTATATCTATATCATCTATAACTTACCAGGACTCAAACAATGCTACTCAAACTCTTGACAGCAGCCTGTACTACTTAGATAATAAAGCCTTGGGCCCAACCCTTTCCAGGGCATATAACCAGACATTCCCAACCACTTACCCCGAGAAGAATGCTGTGACTATTACTCTATCAGCCGGCTATGGTTCAGGATCGTCGGTCCCAGAGACCATCCGACACTGCATTAAACTAATAGTAGCACACTTTTACGAGCGCAGAGAATTTAGCTGGTCAAACGGGCTACCCCACATCGCGTCCTCGGCCTACCCACAAATAGTTAACATACTATTAGCTAATTACATAATACCTAGAATGTAATGAACCCCGGACTTTTCAAACACAGACTCCAATTCTACAAACCGACATATCGTGTAAACTCATATGGTGCTAGAGAGGCTTCGTACGACAAAGCTCAGAAGCGATGGGGTAGATTAATAGAAAGCTCTCAAACCGAAATTAATGAGTCGGACGCGTCTACAGAATCTATTACATTACAGATACGCTGGTACTCTGACTTAGATGAGAACTGGCGGGTAACATTCAAGGGAGAAACTTTCGAACTTAAATCAGTAGTTATTAATGACTACCGAAAATATCAAACAATAACAGCTACAAAAATAAACTCAAAACTATAATAGACATATGGCAGCTTACACAACTCAGGGCATAGCCCTACAAATCAGCACAGACGGTGGAACAACATATAATGATTTGGCTCTACTAACTTCAGCTGAAATACAAACCGAATCGCAGAATATCAGTATTATGACTATTGATAGCAACGTAACCACAAAGCTAGCAGGCGTAATGAATTCGACTGTGAACTTTTCTGGGTTTCTAGACCGCAGCAGCACTCCCTGCGATACTCTAAATGCGGCACTCGAGGGTACATCCCTACAGACCTCCTACATGTATCAACTAGTAGATGTCGATACCGGGACAACAACATACAGCTTTTCTGGACCACTTGCTAGCATCACTAAGTCGTACAGCGTAAATGAAGCAGTAGTGTTCTCAGGGACAATCGACGTCAGTGGTGCTATAACAACCGCATAATCTTAACTATAGGGGTATCATGAAAGAAGAAAAAATTAATAGAACTATTAGTCTTAGGGACCAAGAATTTGAACTTAGGTTTAAATTTAAATCCCTAAGATATCTGGCAAAACATGGAATTAAGCCTTTATCAGGTGAGATTGACCTTGCAGATCCAGAACAAATCACAATATTCCTCCGAGCAGGTCTACTAGGAGTGAAACCCGAACTCACCGAGAAAGAGGTAGATGATCTAGCCGACCGCATGGGCGTAGCAAATTTGCTTATGCGAATAGCTGAAGTATTCCAACATGATACTGCTGATCCCAGCTAATGGACCTTTCCGACGAGTTAGCGTTTGCTGTTGTTCATTTAGGGCTATCTCCCTCGGAGTTCGAGGAATTGACTCCCAGGGAGTTTAGCACTTTAATTGCAGCTCACCACGCAAAAGAGTATATGGAGTGGATGAAATTCGCATCTATTTCCCATGTAGTCTACACAATGAACTCAGTAAAAGGGTCTAAGAGAATGAAGCCGGGGGATTTTGTTTTAATACAAAAACCAAAAGAGAAAGAGAAAACGATTGAAGATCTCTATGCAGAAGCAGCGGCCGCACGGGAAGGAATTCTTAAAGTATTCGGAAAAGTTAGCAAATGAGTCTTAATATCACATTCAATACTGTGGATCTAATCCGAAATCTGAGGAAATACGGTACTGAGATGAATAAGCAAATCGCGCAATCTATCTCACAAGCATCGAAGATCGCTAAAAAAGCCTTACGAGAAGAAGCAGGGCGTCTTAAAGATACAGGGACTTTGCGATCAAGTATCAAGATTAGAACACTAAAACGATCCGGACGATACAAAGGACTAGCTGGAGTTGAAAACCGATATAGTTCATATATTAACCACAAACAAAAAATACCAAATAGATATGCTTCAGTTTTAGAAGAAGGTGGCAAAAGATTTGGAACTAATCACATAGCACGCCGTTGGAAAAGCAAGGCGTATCACAAGGTCAGGGGTCAGATACAAACAATTTTAGAAGAGGCATTTAAGTGATAGCATCAAAGGTGACATATGAATTACTCTATACAACAATAGGCCTGGCGAACGTATACCCGATATTCCCGCCAAAGAATTTCACAATGCCTGGATATGTATTTGAAGCCATAGTGGACAGGCCTGTTAAGAGCGTACAAGGCACCGTCTTTTACGACGCGATAGTAGATGTGGATGTCTATGGCGACACTCATACACAAATGTCAGATGCAGTACAAGCGTTAGTCAGCGGAGCTCAAGACAGCCGAGTATCCACTGCTAGTGCAGATATCTGGGAAGTATCGGTAGAATTACAAGAAGAGGGCTATGATGATGACCATCACTGCCTGGTTACAACTTTAACTTTAATGTTTAAATATAGAATACTTTAATGCCAAAAATAGGTAGCATAAACATAGGTGTATCGGTTGATTTAAAGAAGTTCAACCGCGCACTAAAAAAGATGGAGTGGCAGCTCACTAAAGCTAGCCGGTCAATGCGATCCATGGGGAAATCCCTTACCGCTGGCCTAACTGTACCTCTTGGTTTGGTTGGTATATCAGCAGTAAAAGCAGCTGCAGATTTTGAGACGTTAGAAACATCTTTAAAGGTTATGACCAAATCCGCCAAAGAAGCGAAGCGGGTAATGGCAGACCTACAAGCTTTCTCGGCATCAACCCCTTTCCAGTTCGAAGATATCGGCCGAGCAGCCGCAAAGATTATTGCCGCCACAGGATCCACCAAAAATTTAAATGCACAACTTAGAGCTCTTGGCGATATATCAGCCGGCGTCAATCAGAATTTAGGGGATATCACTGATATTTATATTAAGGTTCTTGGTAAAGGTAAACTCCAAGCAGAAGAAATCAACCAGTTTGCTGAAAAAGGAATACCACTCACCGCATCCTTAGCCAAGGTTATGGGCGTAGCGGAAAGCAGTGTCCGAGATCTAGCTTCAGCAGGTAAAGTTACGTCTGGAGTATTCATTGATGCTTTGATAGATATGACTGGTGAGGGTGGTCTATTTCAGAAAGCTATGGAAGAGCAGTCCAAAACTATAGCTGGTAAATGGTCCACTATGGTTGATAATATTAAACTGGCATGGGCAAGTTTTGGTCAAGCCTTAAATAAAAACACACACCTTAAAGATATTTTAGATAAAATAACGACTGTAGCCAAGAAAATAAAAGTTATAATAACTGAGATGTCTGCTGAAACTCAGATTAAACTTCTAAAAATGTTAGGTGCAGTCGCACTTGCCGGCCCAGCTTTAATGGTAATGAGTGTCGGTTTTTTTGCAGCTTCGAAAGCAGTAAAAGCATTGCGAACCTCTTTAGGCTTAGCGCAAAAAGCTTTAACCATTCTCCTTTCTCCGGCTGGATTGGTAATATCTATATTCGGCGCTCTAGCGTTAGCCATCGGATTCCTAGCTGACGGAGATGGGCCGATTCAGAAAGTCATTTTTGCTTGGAAAACTATGCAGCAAGTAATGTTAGGCCTAGGTAAAGTGATGCTAAAACCGGCTGAATGGATAATTAAAGGTATTGAAAAGATGGTAGAAGGCATCCAATGGGGCTTTAACCTAGTACTAAAAGCCTATAATGCCATGCCAAAGTTCATGAGGCCTTTTAAGTTAGAGCCTCTAGACATGACGGCATTTACTAAATCAGCTCTAGATGGTATAGCATCAGTCCAAGCCGATATTGACTCCGCAATCATGGAATTAGAAGCTGAGAAAGCTCCAAAAGAGCTTGAGAAAACGGCTAATAAAATTAAAGAAAAGCTGAAAGATTTGGGCGGAGTTTTCAAAGATGGTCTCGGGATTGGGCTCCCAAAAGACCTAACCGAAATTATTGGTAAATTTGAAGAACTCGATGTGACAAGTGATGATGTATCTATGTCCCTGAAAGAGCTTAAAGAGGGGCTGATCGCGCATAGGGATTCGTTAAAAACTGGTGGCGATGAAACTGATAAGCATAAGAAAAAGACGCGTGACTGGTCTGAGGAGATACGAAATGCAAATTCAGCAGTGGAGCGAGCTATACTACTGCAAGAGAAATTTAGGCATGAGCTGAGCAAGACCGAAACTCTCGCAGAAAAAACTGCCGATAATGTAGGGGACGCCTGGGATTCAGCAATTGATGGAATGATACGAGGGACTGCTAACTTTGGCGAGATTATAACCGAGATGTTCAATGACATTGCGTCCGATATTATAAAGAACTCCCTTAATCCGTTGAAGCAATCCATTACAAGCACAATTGGAGGGTTAATCGGGGGATTGGATATTACCAACGCATCAGGCTCAGGGGCTCTTGACAAGGCAGCCCAGGATATTATAAATTTCCAGGTGCCTAATTTTCGGGGCATCGGGGGTTTCTTTGCCGACGGCGGTAAACCTCCAGTGGGTAAAGTTAGTGTAGTAGGTGAACGCGGGCCGGAACTATTCGTACCGAATCAGGCCGGGACTATCATCCCCAACCACGAGCTAGGAGGCTTTGTGGGAGTTAAAATTCTACAACCAGTCTTTATAGGGGTCCAGGACCAAATAGAACGCCAAATATCCGCACGAACCCCAGGCATAATAGCTCAGGCCCTAGCTGCAGTCGAGGCGAAAAGTCTGGAAGGGGGATCATTTGCGAGGAATTTGAGAGGTGAAGTATAAGAAACTAGTAGATTCGGAGTTTGCGAAGAGTACAAATTGCTGCTCATTTGGGTTGTCAATTGCGCAGGTTCTTCCCATTTTCTCTGAATCCATAGATAAGTTTCTATCTCGACACCACGATCTATATTCTCTAATACACCCCCTTGTTATTTTGATATTATGGTTTAGGGGATGGAGGTTTACCAAGGATCCCGGTGAGGCCCACCTGGCAACTAAATTTTTCATCCCGTTTTTCGGGGTCGTGGCTGAAAGACATGTTCACATTAATGTTCATGGGAAAGTTAGATCAGTACCCCTCATAGCTGCGAAGAGACTTAAATTTAAATTTTTACGGTATGCCAAGAGACATAAATAATACTGCTGAGACAGAGCTCCAGAACCAAGAAGTAAATGTAGCGTTCTTTGCTACCTTCGGGAATAACCTAGATGTTAAATTGTGGAGCGGAATTGGGGATAAGACCCACAACTCAGTTACCTATACTGGAGCAGGTAAACTACTGAAGTTTGGTCAAATAACGGAAGAGGTCGGGTTAAGTAGTACTACTTTTAGTGTATCCTTGACGGGACTCGATCCTTCTATGAATAGTGTTCTGTTGAATGAAGATATGCAAGGGCAGGACGCTGATATTTACCTGGCTGTATTAGATGATAATGGTGACATAGTGGGGGACCTAATTACCCTATTTTCCGGGAGTATTGACACCGTAGTATTAAATGTTACAGCAGAGGAGTCTACTCTAGCAATAACTATTGCACATGAGTTGGCAAGATTTGATAAAGCCAGACCTAGGTTTGAGTCGGATTCTAAGCAGCAAACTGATCACCCCGGAGATTTAATTTTAAGTAGATTAACCGAAACAGTAGGTAAAGAATTTGTCTTCGGACCTAGTTAATCATGAAAAAATATTTTCCACTTATATTATCACTAATTGTAGCCATAGGGTTCTATGTAGCGTCAATACATACCTTCGGGGTCAGTATGGCCGGCGGGGCAATAGCCGCGATTATAGGGGTTGTCGCAACTAAAGCTGCAACGGCTGCCTTAGCGGGCTCTATATCATCCAGCTTGATGTTAAGCCTAGTTAGTTCCGCTATCGGATTAGCTGTATCGTATGGGTTACGGGCAGCATTCGGCTTGCGACCCAAGAGTCCTAGCATTGCGGGAGCAGCTGAGAAAGTGACTACTCGTAAGTCTTCTAGGCCGTATGTTACGGTTTACGGTAAAGCCCGGGTTGGTAGTAATATAGTATATCTACATAACTCTTGGAATGAGCTGTTGGTGGCCGTGTATACTTTCTGCCATCATGAGGTGGACTCTGTCGAGGAGATCTTTTTTAATAAAAGATCAGCTTGGACTCCGGGAGGTGGTACCACCAGCCATTATACCTCGTATTACACGTATATTTCGGTATGGAAAGGGGCCACATCTGGGGCAGGTTTGTACGATACTTTGTTAAGTGACTATCCTGGCGTCGGCGAGAGGGGGCCCCATTTGAATACAAACTGGAAATCTTATGGAATAACTTCCGCAATAGTTAGACACAACTGGTCTCATGGTAGGTACCCCGGGGGGTTCCCAACTGTAACGGCTCTGATAAAAGGTAAGAAAGTTTATAACTTTGCAACGGGTACAACTATCTGGTCCGATAATCCAGTTGATATATTGTACGATTATTTGGTTAATCACCCTGCTGGGCCTAAGGTGGCATCGTCTAAAATTGACACATCTTCCTTCCAGACTGCTGCAGCTATATGTGATGAGTCAGTATCTTTGGAAGGGGGTGGGACCGAAAAGCGGTACCGGTGCTCAGCGGTATTTGATGAGGAGGCTACCCCTAAGGAAGTAATTGAAAATATACTTGACACGTTCAACGGGAAACTGGTTAAGTCTAACGGAACCTGGAAGGTCTATGCTGGAAAGTGGGTCGCCCCCACCGTCACCATAACGGATAATGACATTCACGATAAGGGCGATGGCTGGACGTTGAATAATAGCGTACCAAAACGGGAAAGAGTTACTAGAGTTACCGGTAGATTCTACGACGAAAATAGTGACTACGAATTGGTGACATATCCGGACGTAGTTAGCTCTACGCTTGAAACTAGGTATGGGGAAGCTATCCCCCTAAGTAAAGATTACCTGTTCGTCCCTTCTGTGACGCAAGCTCAGAGACTTGCTAAGCAAATGTTATTACTGTCTCAGAGGTCCCAGATATTAACCTTGAGCGTACCCTTTAAATTTTATGACTTACAAGTGGGGGACATTATAACGATTAACAGCTCTTTGTTGGGGGTCAATACAACCTATGAGATTCAGGAGATGCTAATTAAATTAGATAATTTTACACTAGAATTAACCGTGAAAGAAGTGGCACAATCCGACTACTCGTGGTCTTCGTCGGAAGAGGGGGAATACACCCCAGCCCCGCCGCCAACCTTGCCGGATCCAGATGCTGTACCTACTTTAACAGTATCCGATATAACTATTGAGGGAATATAATGGCAGCTATTTACGCAATCAGTTCAGATGGTACAATTAGTTATACTATTCGTATGACTGTCAATATACCTACACACGCCTCAGAAACGAGCTTGCCGAGCGTGGAGCCAACAGCTGTAGAGCTTCAATATAAGTTGCAGACAGATACGACATGGAACACAGTTATTTCTACTGTGGCTGAAGGGGAGTCTTCAGTTACAGTTAGTGTCACTGGGCTTAGTGCTGGGACTACGTACGATTATAGGGTGCGGCTGTTGAATTCTTTAGGAATTGCAGGAGATTGGTATACTAGTACGTTTACTGTGGCTAGTAAAACTACGGGCCCAGGTGCCGCCACTAATTTGTCAGTTACAGCTGAAACCACCGGCAACTATGTCAGCTGGGACCCCCCATCCGATAATGATGTATCTCATTTCGAAGTTTACCGCAATACCTCTAATGATTTTAACACAGCCAGTGTAGTTGGGCGATCCGATTCAGACCATTTCTTGGACACATTGGTCACCAACGGAACTGTATATTACTACTGGGTGAAGACGGTAGACACTACTGGCTTAAAATCCACTCAAACTACTCCGGTTAATGTGTCTACCCTGGTTGACCGCAATGTTACATACTATCAGTCATCAGCTCCCAGCTCCCATAACGCAGGGGATTACTGGATTGATACAGATGATGGCTACACTTTGTATGTGTCAAACGGTACTACTTGGGACCCAGCTGAGGTTCAGGAACTGGCAGCTAGTAAGATTACAGCTGGAACTATTAACTCTGCTGTGATCACATTGGATACAGCTAATGGGGCTATTAAGAGTAATAACTTTACCAGTGGATCTTCAGGATTCAAGATCGATGGTACAGGGTCAGCAGAATTTAATGATGTAGTTGTACGGGGAGTTCTGGCAACTTCGAATTCAGTTGCTAATAGCTCCTATGCAGATAAAGTTATGCGGGGTGCTAACACCTTGTGGAGTCAAGACACTGCCCCACCAAATGTGGATTGGACTACCTGGAACGACGCAGGCTCTATTGTTACGTTCTATAAATACAGCAGTAACCACGCATCAGCCACGGCCACTAATAGGTATAAATATGACAATCAGACTTTCTTATTCTTCTTAACTGGGACTGTAGATTTAACGCAGAATGCAGAACAGTCGTCCGGCAGGACAGCTGAAATTGAAATACAGTACCGTATTGATTCCGGATCATGGGTTACAGTGGCCCCCACTACCACTAAGTACCATATACAAGGTACTTCCAGTACTCCATCTACAGCTCAGTCCCACACTAATACGGCTCAATCTGTGGCATCAACTTTGGACTTATCTACGGCCACAGATAAAGTAGATTTTAAAATGAGACAAAAGGGGAAGGGCTTAGTTCAGATGACTATGTCCATAGTAGCACTTAACATTTAATTAGCTTATGGCGACTTCATATATACCTAATTACAGTATACAATATTACGAGTTGAAGAAGCAGTCCGTAGTGGCTATAACCAACTCAGCTTTCTCGGGGTACGAACAGGTTTACAAACACACAGGAGAGTGGTTAACCTTGGATGTAGCTTTACCAGCTATGAAGAGGGAAAAGGCCGCCAAGTGGCGAGCTTTGTTGGGTAAATTAAGGGGCCGGTACGAGACCTTCTATTTCGCCCCTTTCAACGAAAGGTTCCCAGCTAGTGATCTGAACCTCGGACCTAACCTAATAACAACAGCTGCGCAAGCCGCAACATCTGTTAACCCGCCCGATGAATTTGAAGCAGAGGGGATATATGGGGCTACGGTTAAGCATAGCGCCACTCCAGCTGCCGTATTCGGGTGGCAAGTTACAGGGCTTGACACAACCAAAGCCTACCTATTTAGCGTACACGTTGAGGTCCTGGAGGGTCCAGATGATATGTCCGGTATAACCTCAATAGGTCTGGCCGCCGATACAAATTTAAATATTGGTTCTCCGTATGCTAACCCACCCGCATTTACTGCTCCGGGGTGGGCCTATGCAGTTGTCCGCCCTCAGTCTAGTTCAGTGTGGTTCCAGGTTCGGGGAACTTATAATAACAACAAACTCAGAATTAGTAATGCCAGCGTTAAGGAAGTCAAGTCTAAATCCCAAAGGCTGAATTACACTATAGCTTCCAACAATGCAGCTCCTAATGCCTTCCCCACTTTCTCTGGCGCTACAGCTACAGGTTTCACAGCGGGCAACGATGGATTAGGAAGCGAACCTACCGGACAAGGGGCCACGTTTGTTTTTGACACTCACCCGGAGGTAACGACCTATGAAGTTAGTTTCAATTTAACAATCAATTCCGGGTCGGGGAATGTGTACTGTATTGTAACGGATGTTGCTAATGACTTTACTACAACTAGTGCTAGGATGTTCACCGCATCAGCCGGCTCCAACCGTCAAGTACTTTACTACGCGGATACCAGTGTTGATGCTACATATTATGTACGGTTCTTTGTAGACAAAACTACGGTTATTAATTTCACGGTGAGTGATTTTGCGGTTAAAGCTGTAACCCCTAATTGTAAATTAGCAACTAACAATAGTACTTTCAGAAACATTCTTAATGTTAGTACCGCAACGAATACCAACTTTGATACCTTTACTAACGGTACTACTTCCGGATTCGACGTCACTGGAGATGGGTCTTCCGATGAAGTTGCCAAGTTTGATATATCCGATTTAGACCTGGTTGAGGGTGAAGACTACGAGGTATCTTTTGATGTCACGGTTAACTCGGGTACCCTTGGCAACATGACTGTAGGCATGCAGTTTTCGGCGACCACAACGTACTCTGGACCTGGCACCTGGGACTATATTAAAGGTCCTCTTGTAGCGGGCACCAATACCTTTGTCTTAAACAAGAATGACGGCCAAGACATTAATTACATTAACTTCATGAGGCAAGCCGGAAGTGGCTCCGTCAATCTTACCATCTCTAATTTCGTACTTAGGCGGTACATTAATACCGGAGGATTGACCGCCTCACAGATTGCACTCTACAATTTGATCCCGTCCCAGCCGGGTCAGATTATGGTCGGGGATTTCCTCGAGTTAGCCAACGGCCAACTAGTAGAAGTTGTGAAAGTTGGTAACGTTTCCGCCGGAGGGACCTGCGTAGTGGATGTATTCCCGTCCCCTCGGGGCACACTAACGGCTGATACCCTGGTTAAGCGGATCTTCCCTAAGGGTAAATTCAGGCTAGATGAAAATATTTATTCCAATGGCGTTACCAATCCCGGAGGAATCATAACCGGACTTGGGTTCGGAGCTACAGAATCAATCTCTCAAACTTAACATTTACACCTATATGAAAAATTTAACACTTCCTATTGCAGCTTTTGGAATCAGCTCTATCAGCGGCTTCTTAGCCCACATAACCCCAATATTGGCGTTCATTGGGGCGATCCTTGGCATAGCTGCGTCAACTTTAACTATTTTGGAGAAGACAAAAAAGAAGAGACCCAGATAGGTCTCTACGTATATATGTTGTCAATCCAGCCCCTAGGCCTAACCCCACCTAGGGGTTTTTGTTTGGCTCTTTAACTGTGACCGTGAAGTACTCGTTGTCATACTCGTCAGGATAATCATCTAAGATATCTAGTATTAACTCTCTATGTTCTTTAGCCATACGAGGGACTACAGCCGCCTCTAATTCATCCAAGGCCGCCAGGACCAATTCTCTAGGTACTAACTCATCAGCCAGTATTACAATACCAACCATATGGCACATATAGTCCGTATAAAAGTGGGCTGTTTTAAGGGCTTCAGGTTTATCATAGTGTTTTAGAGCCGCTTCGAGGTGCTCAAATAGCGCTATGGTGTCGTCGGTAGGACACGGGTTAAATGCAAAGGGGCCGGTACTGATCTTATCATTTTGGATAAGACGCACATATTTAGTTGGACCCGACGGGTAGGATTCATTTATGAGCGTGCTTTCGTCGTAGACCAGGTAAGGTGAGTCTAAGTGTAAGTATGTTTCTTCCATAGTTTTAGATTTATTAATTTCTTTTTGAGTGATCGGCCCGAGCTGCCTCGTATTCTCTGAATTTAACCTCTAGTGAGAATGCCGAGTGTAAGACAGGGAACTCAGCCGGCGGTATTTGTAGGTCCTTAGTTGGTATCTCACTTAAGGACATACCAGAAAATGGGCCCCCTATAAACTTGTACGTTGTTCGTAATTCTAGCCAGTCGCTTACTCGCTTTATCTTATTAAGTAGGTCCATTGTAATTAGGTTGATGTTTCAATTAAAGTCGTCGGCGCACTCGTGCTAGTTATTTCAACAACCCCGCCACCTGGCTGCACTAGTTTTGTGTACTTCTTAGTTTTTACTGACAAACCTGTGGCCTCTGCACACATGATTACCTTTTCATAGTCCTCACCATCATACCGTACTAATGTGTTTTCATCTTTATATTTAAACCCTCGGGAAAGCAGGTCAGTTATATATAAGGTTAACTTTAAGGTATCCCTAGGTGTAAATAGAGGTTGGATATCCCACCAACCGCGAACATGCTTATTTCGATAGTAATCTAATACGCTGTTTCTAATAGACAGCTTGTCTTCTTGTGTGTATCTCATAATATTAATTTTTCATACTTAGGATTGCTGGGTCTGGTTCCGTCCTCCACTGGTAGGAGCCATCAGACCACTTATTTGTGTGAAATTTCATAGACATGAGTCTATGTACCAACTCAGTCTTAAAAGGCCCTTCTGGGGCCTCTGAGAGCTCTCCTAGAGCCCTTACAATATACATACCTGCCCTCTTCATATCCATCTGCCGCTGGGCTTCTGTAGTAACGTACCGCTTGGCAGCTTTATTCATATAGTCTGCAGCGATGTTGTGGTACTCAATGGCT